GTCCTCTCAGTTGTAAAATTTATGGAGATGCTGCAAAAGAAGTTTTGCATCATTATCCATATAGGTTTGGTCACGGGTAAACAGTCCCATAGGACTACGGATACGTTCACCAGTGGTTGATTTTGTGATGCGGGTTTGGAAGACGTGCTTATAGCCGACTTCACGTTCCTCATCGTTGATGGTCAACAGATCGGAATTGTATTTTTCCAATTCTTTGATCGTGACCCGTTTGGCCGCAACCACAGTAGAGAAATAGGCTTCAATACCGTTGTTCTTCAGGGCACCCTTAACAGGAACACTGGATTTCATTTGGCCTTTAGCCTCGTCCAAATCTTCACGGGTATGGGCCAAGAAGATAATGGGTTTATTGCTAATGGAAACCTTGGTTTGCATAATGGTCTTGAAGTACTGTTGGAAATTACCCCAAGCAGCTCGACCATCTGCGGAACCATGGATATACATACTCTCATACATATCCAAAAGGAATGTCAGAGTATCAATACACAAATGATTATGGTCATTCGTGGTATTGTAATGATCCAGTGCCTCATAAACCTGATAAGGGTCTACGATTTTGTACTCATCAAACTTGTTTCGGAAAGGAAGACGTTTACCAGCTTCACAGTTCAAATACATGAACTTCTTCTGTTCTTCTTCCGAACCAGTGGCAAACTCACGCAGGGATGCGGATTTGCCAGCAGTGGATTCACCAACGATCAACAATAGCTGGTCATTGGGTTCAACGATTTCGTCTTCTGACATGGTTCGTCCTTATTGGGTGTGGCCCCGGCAAGGACAATGCCGGGAACCAATGTCTATCACTTGCTGAACTTCTTGGCTACCGAGACAAGCACGGTGGTACGAAGTTCCATTTCAGCGAGTTTGCTGGACAGTTTGTTATTGAATGCCAGAACTTTATCTTCGATTTGGTTATAATCATAACCGCTATCGTAGAGAGCCATAGCAAACTTGAGCATGTTATTATTGCGGTTTCCCGCTTCCATGCGTTGAGCAAACCAGCGTTCCAGATTATCAAGATTTTCGATTTCCTGATAACGGGACATATACTGTTCGTTCTTCTGGGTCATAGGAACGAAGCTCAGACAGTCCAGCAGCTTACCATCGTTGATAGTGACGACCGAATTGGGGTTGGTCAGCCACTTACGACAGCGTTGGTTCGCTTCCTCATCCACCTTGAACGGCAACCAGTTGATGATATTTTTCATGAAAATACCATAATCCTCAGTATCAAGATTGAGGACATAGTTAATAGGTAGGATGATCCTGAACCTATTATCTTCATCTGTATGTCGTTTAGTGGTATAAGTAATGAACTTATATTCCTTCAACAGATCATGTGCGACATGGAGAGGCGTTCCACCATCCACGTCGAGAACGACCATGTTGAAGCCTGCTTGGACGTTTTCCTCAGAGCGATGGCCCTTGCTGACAAAGTGGTTGCACCAGTTGTAGCCGGGAGCCTTGAATAGCTCAGGGAGAAAGTCAAACGGGACTGTCTCATTCAGATAATTATAAGCAAAATGATCTGAATAGGAAACAGTAAGTTCATCGGTATTAGTTTCTTCAAGGGTTTCACCATTAAAGAACTCGATACCATCCACGAACCGCTTACGGATCATGATGTGCTGACGATAACCCCATGCAGTTGCGAGGGTCATCATTTCGTTTCTGGCTCCACTGCCTGACTTGTAGAACGGCAGAGCTTCATGCAGATCAGCATGGGTTTGCTCAGTGCCTACAGAGGCCAGATATTTCGCCAGTTTGACATAAGCCTTGTCACGATTAAGAAGTTCTTGAAAAGCAGCACCCGATTCTTCAACCAGTTTAATGGCTGAATTCAAATTGGATTCTGATAATTCAAGTTCTTCATCAATAAAGGCATAGGTGCCAGCCAGTTTCAGAGCTTTGAAATAACGGTGTGTCATTTCATTCTTACGGATTTCCTCATGTTCGGGCATAGCATCTGCAAGTTTTTCACATGCAGTTTTATACTCGATTAATTTGATACCGATTTTCCGAGGAACTTCGACAGTCCAATTAAATTTAGAGGGATCAGCAAGATTAGCGAAGTGATTATAGATCGCTTCGACAGCTTGGAAGTTGGTGGGCTTGGTCAGCAGGTCATAGATTTCTTCTGCCGTGTACTGCTCAGAGGCACGTTGACGATGCCCAGAAGCAAACAGACAGCGACGTGCATAACCAGTGTCCAGCAGGCTGTAGAACTGGTCTTCGGTACTGGCTCCATCCAAGAGCTTGCTCGGTGTGCCAAACAGGAGAGCATTGGCGGGTGTCTTACCCACCATTTCCTCAGTCCGCTCATTCTCAGCAGTGTTCTTGGTCAGCTTGTTTTTGACCATCCCTTGATCGTAAAGCTCAAGGAACAGGGTCAAGATTTCGAGCGAAGACACGAGGTTGGAACCAATCTCATCAACCTGATAGTTAATGGCTCCGATTTTACCCATCAGAAGTTTCTGACGAAGCTGCTTAACCGCTGGTACAGTGCCACTATCGAAAGTGAATGGTAAAGCACCCGTCTTCTTGAACTCTTTCTCGACCTTTTCATATTCGTCTTGCTCCGCTGTGCCATTCTTGGCGGCACGTTTGAAAGCGATTTCCCAAAGATGTTGGTCTGCGATAATGGGGAAGGTTTCTTCCATAAATCGCTGTTGAAAACCAGCAAGATATTCTTGTTCCAGTACGTTGACTGAAAAGCCTTTACCTACGCCAGAGGTAGCAAGAGCCAGTGCGTAGATATTAACAGGAATATCGCCACGATCTTTGGTGTGGATAATCGTCCGCATTGATGCAGCCATTTTCGCAAGAAAATATGCGGCTTCAACCCGGAAGAATTTGCGATCCATATTCTGAGTTCGCGTACACAGCATGTCTACGATTTGCTCAAGAATAGGGTGATGCTCTACTTCACTCTGGGCAGGTAAATCGACCGCAGTTTCCACTGCGGTCGTTTCTTCATCTGCATCCAGTTGAGTTTCTGGATTATCAGTCATGGACGTATAGGTCTTTCTGTTTGCAGTAATTGAATGCAGGACAGTACCCACATGCCTTTACTTGTCCGGGAACCGTAATGACAACTCCTTTACCTTTTTCCGCCCGGTAGCCGTGGGCTTCTGCGAGGTCATCGAAGTTTTTTGTAGACTTGCCATCAGTTTTATCAGGATTAGCAAAGTATTTATATTTAGGAGCACTGCGCCAAAGTTCCTCGTCTGTGCAGAATGGAATTTCACTCTCATCTGCATTATAGTATTTGGTAATTTCGGACACACGAAAATCAATGAAGTCTTCCGTTTCAGGAAGCGACATTAGATTATATGTGCTATTCACCAAGCGGCTTTGCGGGTAGCGATCAGGTTGCTGCTTCGCCATGGATCGTTGCCAATCCGTAAAGATATGCTGAATGTGGATATGATCCCCAGTCAGAATCTTAGGATTAAGCCAACGATAAATCGAACCTTGCTTGATATAATCTTGATCCTTTGAACCAAGGATATAAGAATATACCGAAGTCGATTTGGTATCGTACAGTTCGCCCTCAATAGCTTGGTCGAACTTGCCACTGATCGTCCAGCCCATCTTGTTCTGACGTTCTGCACGGCGTTCCAGATAGACGGGGATGGTCCCTTCTTCTGGTTCATCAGGATTGATCCTGACGGCATCAATAGCCTTCTGAGGATAGCCTAGCTTACGCAGACCTTCCCGGTAGTGCAGCGTCCAAGAGCGTTCGATGCTGTCATGGAATGCGTGACCCATACGGGACGCAATGAAGTCAGCAACGTCATACTCCCTCTCTGCAAGAGGCACTCGGCCAGCTAGGATGAATCGACGTGTCGGTTTGAGTAACGAAGTTGCCGAAATCTTTTTCGACCCCGCTATGAAGTCGTACTCGTCCGTTGCCAACCACAGAGCTAGCGGTAATGGGATGTTCTCCCGATTGCTGAACTGCATATTCGATTTCCCTTTGTCGGTTAATAGCTTTGGCGTAGTGGACCATTTTCTGTGATCCACGCAAAGCAGTATGACCTTCTTTAAGTAAACCTTTGCGAGCATTAGCTGACCGCCACAGTTCCTTAAAGATATTACCCTCGTCAAATGTCATACCGAGTGCGCGGATAATATCCTCACACTCGGCTTGATAGGGCGGCTGTTCTTCACGTTGGGGGTGTTCAACTGTTACTAGATAATAGTTTACAAACCCCCCTGAATTTTCAGCCATGGCCTATTAACCTTCGCGATGCTCAATGGTCTGATCGCTGTTCGCGTCATTGAACATGGCCGGGGGCATAGCACCGATGAAATTGACCGACATGATAATGGCATCATGAATATCAGTTTCAGCCACTTCGTTTTCACGAGCAACACGCTGAGCAGCACTGTTATTGATATTGGTAATAACAGTTTGAGTAATGGCCGGTGCATTCAGGTTAATGACGACATTAACCGTGCGCTCTTTGACACGCTCATCACGAACGTACAGAATCTTCACAGCCGCCAGATAATAGTAGTGAGGCTGTTCCAGTTCTGGTTCCAGAGGCTTGTTCATGGGAACAACTTTGCGTTCTTCAGTCGAATCGGTATCCATCGGGGGGCGTTTCATACTACACCATCTTTCTCTAGTTCATGGATGTGTTTTGAAGTCAGAATACATAGATGATTTTCATCTAGGTAATTTGGTAGAGTTAATTCGTGTGCCCATGATGGGAAGAACACGGATAAATCTCCACCTAGTTTAACGTCGTCATGCCAAATATCAGGGTGATTTTGCCATTTAACTTCGTCAACAAGATGCTTATTCATCCAGATAAGTAATTCTGGATCATCACGAATAAGCCAATAGTTTGCATCGTGGATTTGGGCACAATGGCGAATATCTAGGCGATATTTACTGGCTCGGACTTTCTTGAGGAAAGCCATAACAGCGCGATTGTTGAGCATCCCCCACGATTGACCCAATGCGTTACCAGCAGTTCTCCCTTCTGCTTCTGCCTCAAACGGCGTCACTCGGTTGCCCCGAATGACTTGCTTGAGCAGGGGTGTGCGCAA